TTAATAGGATTCATTATGGGCTGGTGCTTAATGATTAGTGGTTATGGTCTAGTAGTAGATTTTGGGTTATTAACGATAGTTCATATGGTTTTATACTTATGCGGTTTTATTGGCTTAATTTGGGAGGCACATAATGCAAGAGTTTTTTAAGTGGGTAGTAATTATTAGTACAGTCGGGCCAGTTGTGGTCTATGTCCTGGGGATGATTTTTATTTGTATTGTTAAGTTATTCGAGGGGAAGAAGTGAAGCTCTTTAAGCTAATTGCAAATCTTTTATCATAAGGCTATAATAGATAAAAACTTAATGAGGCGATTATGGCAACACCACCGACAGGAAGACCGGAGGGCAGACCAACAAAGTATAAACCTGAATATTGCGAAGAAATTGTTTCGTATTTCCATGAGCATCAAGGATTTCCGACTATTGAGGGCTTTGCTGTCTATGAATGTGAAGTCAATGTTGATACCATTTATGAATGGGCTGACAAATACCCCGAGTTTTCCGAAGCAAAAAAAAGAGCGATGGCTATTCAGAAGCATAGATTATGTGAAGGCGCATTTTCTGGCGAGCTTAATACTACCTTTTCGATATTCTTTGCTAAGAACAATTGCGGCATGAAAGATAAAGTAGAACAAGAAGTATCCGGGTTAGATTCGATTAATATTAATATAGTAAAACCAAGAAAGAAAAGAGGCGATAATGAGTAAATTTCCTATTTGTATGAACTGTAAGTACTTTGTTGAAGAATTCAGCGGTACAAAATCAATCTGCGGTTTAACTGCACTTGATCCGGTAACAGGTAAGAAGAATGCGAGAAAGGCAAGACCGGCCTCAGTTTACCGGAATAAAAATTATCCGTGTGGCCCCTCTGGTGCTTTTTATATAGAAGGTGAACAGAGAGTAGACGCAGAAATTAACAAGCCAGAACCTAAGAAAGAAGTCGAAAAGCCAAAAGTTGAGACTGTAAAGGTTGAATTACCCACACTCATTGAAGAAGAGCAAGAGGTTAGTAAGGAAGAAGACAACCTATTGCCACTTGAGCCAGGTCAAAAGAGAAGAAGACGCAAAAAGGCGGAGTAGATGCCCAATATAGAGGCAACAGTAAACTTCGAATTTCTGTTAGATTTAACAGATGATATAGAATATGTGGTCTTAGAAGGTTCTACGCGATCTTCTAAGACTATTTCTATTATACAGTTTCTTATTCTTGAAGCTGTAGAAAATCCAAACACAATAGTCCGTTGCTTTCGTCATGATGGCAGCACTCACAATTCTACTACTATTCCATCGTTCCAATTCTGTATGGGGCCGGAGATGTTTAATCTTTGGGATTCAGCCGGTAGTTTCAATAAGTCAGAAAAGATCTATACTTTTACTAATGGTTCTAAAATCTGCTTTGATGCGACTAACGAACCAATGAAGCTCCACGGTAAAGAATCGCATATAGCTTGGTTTAACGAAGTGATGGAAATCACATGGGACGCATACACTCAAATTGCCTACCGCTGCAAAGACCTGAAGATTTTTGACTTTAACCCGTCATTAAACCAGCACTGGGTTTTTAGTAAGATTATGTCGCGTTCTGGTGGTGTAGCTTACAGGCACTCAACTTATATAGATAATCCATTTTTAACAGATAAGCAGGTTGCAGCGATTGAGTCATATAATCCTGGAGATCCTGAGAATATCCGCAACAATACCGCTGACGATTGGGCGTGGGCTGTTTATGGCTTAGGCCAGCGCGGTAAAGTTGAGGGCCAAATATTCCATACTTACCAAGTTACAGAGGAATGGCCGGAAAAATATCTATGCAATAAGCATGGCTACGGTTTAGACTTTGGCTTTAGTGCTGATCCTTCTGCATTTATTGAATGTGCCTTTTATAATAATAAGCTTTATGTCCGCGAAAGAGTTTATGAAACTGACTTATTAATATCTAAGAATGTATCAAAGCCGCAGATTAGGTCTTTAGTCCATGAATTTGAGGATCACAGTATAGATAAGAACGCGGAAATAATAGCAGACTGCGCGAGGCCGGATTCTATTAAAGACTTAAACGTCTCAGGTTATAATGTTTTCCCATGTACAAAAGGAAAGGATTCAATTTTAGCCGGGATTAACCTGCTCAAAGGCTTTATGATTATGGTGCATCGGGACTCTAATAATATCCTTATGGAGTTGGAGCAGTACAGGTGGAAGCAAAAGCAAGATGGAGTTTGGTTGCAAGAGCCTGAAGATAAATACAATCACGCAATAGATGCAATTAGATATTGGGCAATGCGCAATTTATCCTCTCCTAAAATGCTGATGACCTATAAGCCAGGCAGAAAAGTAAAAGTAAAATCAAGAGCGCGGAGATAAGTAATGTTTTTCTGGGAAGAATCAACGCCACATATTGAGAGGTTACTGCGGTTAGCTTTCCAGCAGGACAAAACAAAAGACTTTTTGCGCGGCTATGATGATATAGAGGAAATAATCAAGTATGTAAAAGAATCGTGCTGGCTTGGTTACTGGGATGACTCCGGCAAAGTACATGGTTTTATACTGCTTGAATGGATTACGGAAAGAACTGCTAGCTTACATGTTTGCACTTTCACTAACCATTTTGATTGGGTTAAGGCATGGCGTGAAGTAATAGAAAGCGATGTCGCGGAATATGTTGATCAATTGCACGCTATAGTTCCATGTGATAAGCGCGGAGTTATGATACTTTGTAAGCGAATAGGATTCAAATTTGAAAAAGTAGGTAGTTACTACAAGGGTTTGAAAGACTTATAAACTATTGTTATTATTCATTAACAACCTATAAGGAGATTTTATAATGGGTGGTCTAGGTGGCGGTTCAAAGCCAAAGAAACAAGCAGCACCAGTGAAAGCAGCAGCACCAGTAACAAGAGAGAATGAAGCTGTGCAGTCTGCAAAGCAAGACGAGATACGCAGGGCTTATGCTGGACAAGGAAGAAAATCAGCTAATTTATTACAAAGCTCTAAAGCAGGAAGCGAAAAGAAATCGCTACTAGGTTAAGCTATGAATTATGATGCAGAGGAATTAATAAAACTCTATGAGTCATTAAAGTCTGATAGAGAGAATATGTATAGTATCTGGGAGGATTGCCGGCACTATTACGATTCTGAAAAGCAAAACATGCAGCCCGACAGAAACACAGTGGAGCCAGAAAAGACATCTCCACTTAATAGCGTTGGTTATGATTCTACTTTTAGATTTGCTTCTGGTCTTCACTCCAATACATATGACGCTGGTGAGCAGTTCTTTACATTTAAAGTAAGCCAAGCTCAATTGGGTGAAAATGAAGACTTAATGAAAGATTGGGCTATTGATGCCGGTAAGATCTGCATGGATCGTATTACCAGCTCAAATTTTGCTGACACTTCTTTTAATATGATCTTAAATTATGTTCGCCTAAATACTGGCGTTATATATTTTGAGTGGAATGAAGAAGAAGGAATAGTATTTAAAGAGATTCCTATCACTGATTGTTGCATTGCTGAGGATTCACGCGGTATTATCAGCACAATGATAAGAGAATATAAGTACACAGCTAGACAGGCTTTCGAAAAATGGGGCAATGATTGTCACTCAGAAGTCATAAAAATGGCTAAGGACTCACAAAGAGCCAATGAAAAGCTAACTTATTTACACTTTGTTATGCCAAACAAAAAGTATAATAAGGACTCTAAGGCTTCAAAGGATCTACGTTTTAAGAGCTGTTATGTTAATAGGCAGTATAAATATAAAGTTGAAGAGGGTGGATATAGCTATTTTCCTTTTGCTGTTCCTAGATTCCTGAAAGATAATGCTACACCTTATGGGCGTGGGCAGTCTTTCCCGGCACTTGATATAATGCGCACATTAAGCCAAATGTGTAAAAATATTGACGATGGTGTAGAGCTTAAGACAAATCCGCCTGTTTTCGCTTATGGGAATGTTGAAGAGGGTGATATAGACTTAGAGCCTGGAGGATGGAATAACTTAAGCTCAGAGTCACAGGTCACGCATTATCAGTCAGATATTGACCTACCAGCAGCAGACGCGCGGGAGATTCGCAAAGAGGAAGAAGTTAGGCGAATGTTTTTCAATGATGTTTTTGTCACCATTGAGGGTGAGGCGGCTTTAAAAAATGTAACGGCTACAGCTATTGACTTTCTTCGAGCTGAGAGAATACAAGCTTTATTGCCTATAGTTAACCGTCTGTACACTGAGTTTTACGATATTGTAACAAAAGGTGTGCTATTAATCCTTATAGAAAACAGAGAGATAGAACCGCCACCTGGAATTAATATCAAAAATCTTCGTGTTGAGTACTCTAATAAGTTAGCTCAAAAGCTTAAGTTACAAGAGAGTGCCCAAATCCTACAAGGAATCATGGAAGTTCAAGATATTCAAATGCGTATGCAGGAGGCACCAGGCTTAAAACACTTGGTGAATGTTGATGAAATAGCCCGCGATTTATTCAGAGCTAAGAACATTCCTTCTAAATACATCAAAGACGAGGATGAAACAGAAGAAGCAAGAGCACTTGAAGCACAAGCACAAGCTGAAATGATGCAGCAACAACAAATGATGGATCACATCGGGCAAGCTGACCCAATGAAAGCGCCTGAGCCTGGTTCTATGATGTCGGAGATGGAGCAATAATGAGGATGGAAGAGAGGCGAGAACTTTTTCAATCTGTGTTTAATACTCAGTTAGGCATAAGAGTTATTGAGGAATTAGAGAAGCAGACTAATTTTAAAAATAGTTCTTTCAACATCGAGCCGTTAAAAATGGCAAGAGATGAAGGCAAGAAAGAAGTATTAAGATTTATCAAACAACAACTAGAGGCGAAATGAAATGGAACAAGCAGAAGCAGCACCAACAGAACAACCAGCAGCAGTCGAGTCAGCAGCACCGGAACAAGCGCCAAGTGAGGCACCGGCAGCAGTTGAATCAGCCAACCTTATTGGATCAACACAAGAGCCAGTAGCGGCAGAAAGCCCAGAGTCTAGCTTTTTGGATTCATTTAGCGAAGAATACCGCAATGATCCAAACATAGCTAAACATAAATCTTTCGATTCAATGGCTAAGTCTCTGATAAGTGCTCAACAAATGTTGGGCAAAAAAGGCATAGTAAAACCTGGAGAGGATGCAGACGAAACAGCTTGGAATGATTATTATACGCAAATTGGTAGACCTACTGAAGCCAATATGTATAAGTATGAGCCGATTGAAGGTGCCCCAGAAGTAAGCGATGACGACATGGCGCAATACCAAGAGTTTGCTTACAATCATGGATACACACAAGAGCAGTATCAAGCCGGTATTGAATTCCAATATGAGATACAGCAGCAAGCACAAGCACAACTAGAGCAAGAAAGGCTACAAGAGTCTCAACAAACAAAAGCCGATCTAGTTCAAGAGTGGGGCGAGTATGATTTTGAGCCTAATTTGCAAGCTGCTAACCAAGCTGCCCAAACCTTAAAGATAGCTGATTTATTAATTGATAATGGCTTAGCCGGCAATAAAGAAGTCATTAAAACACTTTATGAGGTTTCAAAGTCTTTAGGATCTAGTAAGATTGTTGGCGAGCACAAAGTCTCTGCTGGTAACTTTGAAGATCAATTAGCAGCATTGAAGTCTAGTCCTTATTATAACGATAAGATGAATCCGGATAAGTCTGGTGCCATTCAGAAACAGATAGATGATCTTTATAAGAATCATTATCCTAAATTGAAGTAATTTAGATCTTATTTGATCTTGAGCCTTAGTTGTAGATTCAGCTAGGGCTTTTTTATGTCTGCGCTATAAATCAGCTATTCGCCCAAAAAAGAAGAAGAAAGAAAAACCGAGTAAAAAGAAAGAAGAAGAAAGCGTAGTATAGCCTTAAAAAAAGACCCATGTCAAATCGTGTTTTTGCGATTGATCAAAAAAGACATGTGATTATGTCCTAAATGATCAGATATGACAAATGAATATTACATTTATGTAACTTGAATAATCTATAAATAATATTTATATTCAAATAAGGATAACCCAAGCGGCCCTGTTTTTTCATTAAGACACGGCCCCTCTCTGAGACAAGGCCAAAAAACATATTGTTATAATTGGCCTAAAAAGGAGAGTTCCATCATGGCACAAGAATTTGACGAACATTGGAAAGTTCAATATCGCGACAACATCACTCTATTAGCTGGTGAGCTTCGCGAATCCGCAGCATATAAATACATGGAAAAAGATTCTAAGCGCGGTGAAATCGTGTTCTTAGATTCAATGGTAGAAGATGACGAAGCGACAAGCACAGCTTTAACAGATGCTACTTATTACCGCAAGAACTATGAGACAATCGGTTCACCGACTCTTGCAGACTACACCAATATCAAAACCCCTCACATGGAAGTTATCCGTGAGCGTACAATGCTTACACCATTCCATAATGAGTATGGTTACACGTTCAGAAGCATTGATGAAGTAGCTGAGAACAGAATGGAGAAATCACGCATTATCCAAATGTCTATGGGCCGCATGATGAAAAGACGAGAGAGAGTTATCATGGATGCTCTTTTCCAAGACTCTGTGCAGCGTGGTAAAGACCAAGGCGTTGTTACTCCTGTAGCTCTTCCGGGTTCACAGAAAGTAACTGAAGCTTCAGGACTACTTGATAAAGATGTTATCAACGAAGTTAAACAGAAGTTTGAAGACAATTATATCGGTGCAGTTGGTGAAGATGAGCCTAT